ATGTTGGATCCGTTGCCACCACGCGACTATGATTATGCCGATGAGGTTGGAAGAAAAAGATATAACCCATACGCACAATAGGGCACACAGGCTTGATTTTGTGCATTAGTAGTTATAGATATTATGAATCCAATTAAAACGCCCCAAGAAATGATGTTCCAAGCCGCTGGCATTCCTGCCTTGGCTGGCGGCGGTTCGACTCAACAAAGCAAGTTGGATCGATTCATTGAATTTTTCAAACGGGAATATGGTCGGGATTTGGAGCCACATGAATTGGAACATGTGCGTATTCATTTTAATGAAAACAAAAATCCGGTAGCAATGGAGCATGAAATGATTGCTGCCGGTCATGTACCCCCAAGGTTTAAATAAATATGGCGCAACCAATTATTCCGCTTCAACAAGGTTTGAATCTTCCTGGCTTGGCAACCAACAACCATGTTGAGTTGGGCGAGGAACAAGAAGATTACGTTGAGGGTATCGAAAACGAATTGGGTTTAGATTCCGATGACCAAGAAGACAGTTTAGACGAAGACGTTATTGAACTGGAAGATGGTTCAATTATTGTAAATTTTAAAAAGACGGATGGCCCATTAGAGAAACCCGAGTTCTATGCCAACTTGGCAGAGACAATGGATGACGGGCTCCTTGCCTCGCTGGCCGACACTTATCTTGAATATATTGACATTGACCGAGAAGCACGTAAAGAGCGTGATAAACAGTACGAAGATGGACTGCGTCGTACAGGTCTTGGCAAAGACGCTCCTGGCGGTGCAACTTTTGATGGCGCTTCTAAGGTTGTGCATCCTGTCATGGCAGAAGCTTGCGTGGACTTTGCTGCATCTAGCTCTAAAGAACTTCTTCCACCAGAAGGCATTGTTAAGTCGCAGATTAAAGGCATTGCGGATACTAACAGACAAGAAGTAGCTGAACATAAAGTCCAGTTTATGAACTGGCAACTCTCGGAGCAAATCCCTGAGTACCGCGATGAGATGGAACAACTGCTGACCCAATTGCCATTGGGCGGTTCGCAATATTTGAAATGGCGTTTTGACGAAGAGCAAAAACGTCCGGTGTGTGAATGGATTCCGATTGACAATGTTTTGCTGCCATATGCAGCAACAAATTTTTATACGGCCCAACGAGCAACTGAAGTCCAAGATATCACGGAAGACACTTATCTTCAACGGGTGGATCAAGGTATCTACCGTGATTTGGAGAATGCGAGTTTCTATGACAACATCAGCGTTGACGACCAAACACAGTCCCAAAAAGCAAACGACAAAATCGAAGGTCGTTCTATGCCGTCTGTTAACATCGATGGCATTCGACGAATCTTCGAAATTACATGCTACGAACGACTTGAAGACGACGAAGAAACAAAAGGTCGCCGCGCTCCTTACATCATTACGATTGACGAAGTAAGCAGCAAGATTCTGGCTATCCGCCGCAACTGGGCGTATGGTGATGAGAAGTTAACTAAACTGGATTGGTATGTCGAGTTTAAATTTATTCCTTGGCGCGGTGCGTATGCTATTGGGTTGCCTCACCTTATTGGTGGCCTTGCCGCCGCTCTTACTGGCGCTCTTCGGGCTTTGCTGGACGCTGCTCACATTAGCAATAGTCAGACTATGCTTAAGCTCAAGGGTGGACGCATTTCTGGACAAAGTGATCGAATTGAGCCTACCCAAGTTGTAGAAATTGAAGGTTCACCTGGTGTTGACGACGTTCGTAAATTGGCGATGCCGTTGCCATTCAACCAACCGTCTAGCACTTTGTACAATTTACTTGGTTTCTTGACAGATGCTGCCAAGGGAGTGGTCACCACAAGCGAAGAAAAAATCGGTGACATCAATGCAAACGCTCCGGTTGGCACGACTCAAGCTTTGATTGAGCAAGGAGCCAAGGTTTTTTCAAGCATTCACTCACGCTTGCACCGAGCACAGGCTAAATCGCTCAATATTCTTTCCCGTATCAATCACTGGTACTTGGAAGAAATGGACAATTTGTCCGGCACTGAGGTTGAAGTTCGCCATTTTGCTGACAACAACGATATTCGCCCTGTGTCGGACCCCAATATTTTCTCTGAAACTCAGAGAATGGCCCAGACTCAAGCCATTTTGCAGATGGCAACCTCTGCGCCTCCAGGCATGTTTGACATTCGTGCTGTGTACAGCCGTATGTTAAACCAAATGAAAGTGCCAAACGTTGAGGAAATTTTGCCAAATCCTCAAGGTGTCAAGGAATCCAACCCAGCTTTGGAAAATGTGTCCATGACAATGGGCCGTCCAGCGGCTGCTTACCCAGATCAAGATCATTTGTCGCACATCAAAGTGCATATGGCCTACTACCAAGACCCAAATTACGGCAGCAGCCCCATGATTGGCCCAGTTTTTACGCCTTTGGCACTGGATCACATCAAGCAACATTTGACTTTGCACTATTTGCAATCGATGCGGGCCCAAATTGCCCAAGCAGCGGGCGGCAAAGACACCTTCAAATTGCATGAAGAACGTGCTTTGGACATTGAAGCCCAACAAGCACTGGCCTTGGCAGCTCAATTGGTGTCGCAAGATTCGCAACAATTGTTCCAGCCCATCCAACCCGTGTTGCAAGACATGGTGCAGAAGGTCCAACAAATGCAGCAGTCGAAAGCACAACAAGCTGCGATGCAAGATCCGACAGCGCAAGCTTTGGTGCAGACCCAAACTGCTGAAACGCAACGTAAAGCACAAGAGTCACAAGCCAAACTGCAAGCCCAAATGCAACAAGACCAGCAAGAATACCAAATTCGGGTCGCTGAGTTGCAACAAAAGGTTGCTGACTTGCAAACCAAGTACCAAACACAGACAAGTATTGACAACCAACGTAATGCAACTGACATTGCGATGGCTAACATCAACAATTCTGCTCGGGAACGGATTGCAACCATCACAGCAGGCGCTCAAATGGACCAGCAACAGCTGCAATTGGAACACGAACAGGATATGTCGGCCACTCAGGCTATCGATGCGGCCAATGAGGACATTCGCCAGCATGGTTTAGCAATCCAGCAGCAAGCTTTCCAACAACAGGCCCAACAAGTTAACCAACAGGCCCAAGCACAACAGCAAGCTGCCCAACAACAGGCGCAACATCAAAACACAATGCAGCAACAGGCTGCTCAACAGGCCGCGCAACCGGCTCAACAACCCCAGCAACCACCAGTAGGACAATAAAAATGGACAAGAACCTCGGTTTTCGCAAATCGTATCAAATGACTGGCACCCCCGGCTATGCTGGCGGCCCCGATCAAAAGGTAGAACAAGGACCCAGCGGCTCACACCGCGATAATAACTGGAAAATTGGCGCAGCTCAAGCCAAATTGACCAAAAGCCAGAAAATTGGTCCTGATAAAAACCTTAAAGAAGTTGGTCACGGCAACTTTTATTAATATTTGGGGCATATTGCCCCGATATTGTGCATAAGTTGTAATATGAAAGATTTAATTTCAGAATTAATTCATCGACTTAAAAAAGTTGATAAAGAATTAGTCGAAGTTATTGCATCCGGTACTAATATCCATAGCTTTGATTCATACCAAAAGCTTGTAGGAAAAAGAGAGGGCGTATCCGAAGCCTTACTCCTCATTGATGAGTTACTTTCGGAGGATGACGAGGCTGAATAGCCTAGAAAGGATTGCCGAATGGCAATTGATTATAACAAGAAGGATGATCCTGACACACGGTCTGAGTTGGAATGTTTTCCGATTGTAGATCCAGGTGTTGATATCCTTGGTGACCGAGTATTGGTGCAATTGCGCCGAGAAAAGACAGCCAGTAAGGGTGGAATTATCTTGGTTGATGAAACCAAGCAAACGTTGCGGTTTAACGAAACTGTAGCCAAAGTGATTGGGATTGGCCCGCTGGCCTATAAGAGCCCCGACACGCTGGAACCTTGGCCTGAAGGCCCTTGGTGTCAAGTTGGCGATCTGGTTCGTACCATTAAATATGGTGGTGACCGTTTTGTTGTGAATCCTGATGATGGTGGCGCTCCTGTGGTGTTTATTACACTTCAAGCCCGCGAGATTATCTCCAAGATTCGCTCGTTTGATTTTGCCCAGCGCATGAAAGCGTTTGTTGATTAATTAACTTTGGAAAAAGTATGTCAGAAAAAGATGAAAAGATCTTTCCTGTAAAGGAAAAAGAAGACGGTTCTGCTGTTGCTGCTATTGAGGCTGAAGAAGAGCTTGAATTAGAAGAAAAAGCCGAAGAAGATGCCGAGGAAGAAGAGCATCATGAAGAAGAGGCCCACGCAGACGAAGAATCGGATGACGATAGTGGTGATGAGCGTGACAAAATCCGCGAAGCCCGTCGTAAAGAACGAAATCTGAAAAAAGAGCTGGCCCGCCAGCGCGAAATTTCAGCAAAGAATAAAATTGCGGCGCTAGAGCGACGTAATGAAGAGTTGGCTAGGCGAGTAGCAGCGGTGGAGAACACTGCAGCATCTTACCAGTTTGCTCAAGTGGATAAGGCGATTGAAGACGAGGCAACTCGTGTTGAATATGCCAAAATGAAACTGTTAGAGGCCTCGCAACAGAATAATGCAGCTGGCCAAGTTCAATACTTGGAACAATTGCAAGATGCGAAGACTCGTTTGAGCCAAGTCCAAGCGTTGAAAAAACAACAATTGGAAGAAGCTAAAAGGCCCAAACAAAATGTGCCTAACCCTGTGTCTGATGAGGTACAGCGTAACGCACAAACTTGGCTAAACAAAAATAAGTGGTATGACCCTGGTGCAAAGGATACTGATTCCAAGATCGCCAAGGTTATTGACCAAGAATTAGCAGCAGATGGATGGGATCCGTCTGACTCTGAGTATTGGGATGAGTTAGATAATCGTTTGAAGGCACGTTTGCCGCATCGTTATGCAGGTAAAACGGGACAACAGCGTAATGCTGGCCCACAGGCTAATGGCAGAACTGCCAGCCCTAGTGTGAAGTCAGCAAACACCATCACGTTGAGTCGTGATCGTGTTCAGGCAATCAAAGATGCCGGTGCTTGGGATAATCCAGCAGCACGGGCTCGAATGATTAAAGCCTACGCCAAATTTGACCGTGAAAACCGTAACGCATAAGGAGAAATAAAATGTCTAATTCAAGAATTACACGAGATGTGGATGATCGTTTGATTGCACGAGCGCATGAAGCCCGTGAACGTACCGAAAATCCTGAAGAGTTATCTAAACGGGAACGCCTCGAAGCGTTCCGAGATAAATGGCAAAACTCTGCTTTGCCAGACATTCCAAAGGGATTAATCCCCGGAATGCACTTGTGCTGGTTGTCAACAACCAACACATATGACAGTATCGACAAACGCATGGCGTTGGGTTATGAACCAGTGAAAGCCGCAGAACTCGGAGTTGGCTTTGAATCGCTAGGTAAGATGAGCTCGGGCAAGTTTGAAGGCTGTGTTAGCTGTAACGAAATGGTTTTATTTAAATTACCAGAAGACATCTATCAAGAAGTGATGAAAATGTTCCACTTGGAAGATCCGCTTCAACACCAACGTAGCATTATGGACCAAGTCCGTGGCGCTGCAGAGGCTGGAAAAGGCGGGCGTTCAATTCTTGAAGGCGGTGTTCTGGAAATGGAAAAGGAAACCAAACGAGCGAACGGTATGAACGTTCGTTTCGATTAACAAACTTCAAAAATAACAAAGGAAAAATATGTCTACAGTATTTCAACCCTTTGGTCTGAAGCCAGTGTACCATCCAAGTGGTTTGGATCGCGCTACCGCATTTGCAGGTACTAATACCTACAATGCTGGCGTTACCTATACCGCCCCTTACTCGCTGTCTTCTGGCCAATCTTTCTTTCAATTCCAACCCGTGGCTATTACGACCACTGGTCAATTGACTATCGCCGCACAAAACGCTTCGGGCTCTGGTTCCGGTAAAGTGTTTGGTGTGTTTGATGGCGTCGAGTACACCAACTCTGATGGCCGTCGTTCCGTGGCTAAGTATGCTTCCAAAACCACCTTGGACGCTTCTACCAACATCTTGTTCTGGATCTTCTCTGATCCCGCATTGGTGTATGAAGCTCAAGTTAACGGTTCTGCTACTACTGCAGCTATTGGTACTGAGTACAACTTTGACACCACCACTGGTTCTACTGTGACCGATGGCTATTCCATCGGTAACGGCGGCGCTGGCTTCTCGACCACTGCTTTGTTGGCTACCTCTGTCGGTACTGGCAATCAAGGTCAAGTTCGCGTGGTTGGCTTGGGTCGTGAAGTGGCTTATCCCGGCGGTTATAACAACGCTTGGGGTGACGCTTACACTATCGTGCAAGTCCAAATCTGCAACAACCAATTCGCTGCCGCTTCGGTATCGGTTTAATTAATTAACGAAAGGAGATAAGCTATGGCAACCCCAATGCGTAGTACGGACTTTCGTGCGGTAGTCGAACCGATTATCAACGAAGTCTTTGACGGTGTTTACGAGCAACGTGACGATGAATGGAAAGGATTTGTTGAGCAAATCCAAGGTATTCCCCGTAACTATCACGAAGAAGTGATGTTGTACGGTATGAATGCAGCTCCCGCAATGCCCGACGGCACTCCAGTGTCGTACGATCAAGGCGGTACGCTGTATATCACCCGTTTCATCTACCAAATCTATGGCTTGGCATATGCCTTGACCAAAGTTTTGATGGAAGACGGCGACCATATCCGTATCGGTAGCACCTTCGCTAAACACTTGGCTCAATCCATGATTGAAACCAAGGAAACCTTGTGCGCCAACTTGTTGAACTTTGCGTTCACCAGCGGCTACATCGGCGGCGACGGCGTTACTTTGATCAATAGCGCTCACCCCATCGCTAACGGCGGTTCTTACTCGAACCAATTGTCTACTGCAGCTTCTTTGAGCCAAACTTCTGTTGAACAGTTGTTGATTCAAATCCGCAGCGCTGTTGACAATAACGGCAAGCGTATCCGTCTGAAAGCTGAACAACTCGTGGTTCCTCCCGCTTTGGAATTCCAATCGGAAGTTATCTTGAAGTCTGTTCTGCGTTCCGGCACTGCTGATAACGATCTGAACCCCATCAAGTCCACCGGCATGTTGCCAAAGGGCGCTCATGTGGTTACTCGTTTGAGCTCTTCTAAAGCATGGTGGATCCAGACCGACGCTGAAAACGGCTTGATGCTCGTTATGCGCCGTCCTATGGAAAAATCGATGGAAGGCGATTTCGAAACTGATTCGATGCGCTATAAAGCCACCGAACGTTATGCGACGGGTTGGCACGATGCGAGAAATATTTATGGCACTGCAGGTCTGTAATCTAACCGATTAATCTGCTACAATGGCTCCCAACTCAAAAGGTTGGGAGCCTTTTTTATGCCAAAAGACAAAGAAAACCAAAAACGCATAGCTCGTGAGTGGTACGAACGCAATAAAGAAATTACCAAGCAACGTGCCCGTGAATGGGAGTTAGCTAATCCGGAAGCCACAAAACGTAAAAAAACAAAATGGCGCGAAGAAAATCGAGAACAGCATAATGCTATAAACCGCAACTATTGGGCTAAAAACTTAGATAAAAAAGCTGCATTAGAAGCAAAACGCCGCGCAGCCAAGCTGCAACGCACACCATGCTGGCTAACCAGCGAAGGGTTGTGGTTGATAGAAGAATACTATCATTTAGCGCAAAGACGCACTGAACTGCTTGGGTTTCCTTGGCACGTTGACCACATCATTCCGCTACAGGGTCGTAATGTATCTGGTTTGCATGTGCCGGAAAACTTGCAAGTGATACCAGGCGCAGAGAATATAAAGAAGTCAAACAAGTATGATATTTGGGGCATTTAATGCGTAATTTCTGCATTAGTAGTTATAGGAAGATTTTGCCCCCAACAGACTACTGAACTTCCCAGTAGACGATCTAGCGACTGAGTGGGGCTATAAACTCTAGATAGGAATAAAACCCATGTCAGTTACTTTCAATCAGCCGATTCGTGTCTACAAATATAACAACCCCACGAACAACGGCGTCATCGCTCCCGACAACACTGGCGTAGTGTCTGTCAGCCAACAAGTCACCTTCTCTGGTGTTAACGCAGCTGGTGCTATCACCACCTACGGCACTGGTAGCTCTTCTACCACCCAAGATCCCGTGTGGATCCCCGCTGGTGCTGCTATCACCAACGTGCGCTTGTTTGAAACCACCGCTCCCTCGGCTTTTACTGGCATGGTTATTACTGTTGCTGTTAACGGCACTTCTGTTGGTACTATCACTCCCACCACCACTGGCGGCGTGATTTCTATTGCTTTCACTGCTACTGCAGCTGTTGCAGCATTGTTGGCCAACGTGGGCACCAGCGACGTTCAAGTTACCTTCACTGTTGGCACTACTTCTGGCGTGACCGGCACTTTGGCTGGCATGTTTGATGTTAGCTATTCTGCTCGTAACTTTGACGGTTCGGTCACTAACGTGGGCCAAGGTTACACCAACCAATAATTAATTACCTTGGGGGCCTAGTGCCCCCGATTTAACTTATAAGGAATTAATTATGGCATCGAATCTCGTCTCGAATCTCCAACAGCATCCTTCAATTATGCCCTCTGTTACCATGCAGGGTGCATATGAGCCGTTTGATTTACAAGTTGCTCGTAACCAAATTGCTGGTCATCAAACTGTTAGCATTTTTGGTTATCAAGCATCCGTTGGCACAACCCCAATTCCAATTTGGGAAAATGCTTCAACTTACACTTTTCCCACATCAGCATCTACCCTGACTCTAGTTAGTACTTCTACGTCGGATAATACCAGCGCATCGGTCCTTATTAGTGGTTTGGATGCTAATTTTAACCCCATTTCAGAAACGTTGTTTTTGAATGGCACTACGGGTGTCACTACGGTTAATAGTTATTTGCGTGTTAATAGTTTGGTTATGGTGTCTCCAGGCACTAGCCAAGTTACAAATGTTGGTACTATTACCATCAAGCAAAGCACTAATACTTTGGCTCAAATTAACGCTGGCGTTGGTAAATCACAAAGCACAGTTTTTACTGTGCCAAATGGTTATACTTTCTATTTAGATTTAGCAGAAGTCAATACTTCTAATAGCTACACTGGCAGTGTGATTGTTACGTATCGTGTTCAAGCGTTAAACAACGTGACCGGTGTTCAATTGACTGTGTTGCAACAACCTTTTGTCTCCTTGTACTCAGCCAACCGCGCATCGGATCCTTTTGCGTATACGCAAAAAACCGATATTCAATGGCAACTTTCTGCAAGCACAGGCACTATTGCGGCTGGTGTTATTGTAACTGGTAAGTTGATTAAGCTCGACGGTCAAACAGCGTAAGGCACTTAAATGCCTGTCTACCTTGATACCCGCGCAAACTCGGTTTTATCTATTGCAATTTGTGATAGGTGTAACCGTAAGTTCGCCTATGTAGATTTAATGCCAGATCCCAACTTTCCTGGGATGCGGGTATGCAAGGATGATTTAGATAAGTTTGACCCTTGGCGCTTACCTGCTCGTCAAACTGAAAACATTGCGCTTCGGTTTCCTCGTCCTGATGTTAATATTGCGTTGACTGCCAACGAGATCTTAACTACAGACGGGTATGGTAATAACGCAATCTTTATTGAAGGCGTTCCAAGTGGCAATACTCAGGGCGATTTGAACTACAACAGCACTGCAGTATCAAACAATTCTTTGGCTGCGATTATTTACTCTGTGACACCTAACAATGGCACAAAGTTGGGCGGTACAAACGTAACAATCCAAGGCAACAATTTTACCAATACTACGAATGTGGCGTTTGGTGGAACACATGCCGCAAGTTTTAATATTTTGAATTCGACCACAATAACAGCCGTTACGCCAGCTTATGCTGTGACGGGTCCTGTTAACGTGACTGTGACAACCTCTTTTAATACTGCAACCTTCAACGGCGGGTTCACATATAATTAAATGGCTGATCAGTCGATAACCCAACTTCCTGTTGCACAGACCGTTACGGGCAATGAACAAACAGTCATTGTCCAAGGCGGCGTTACTAAGCAGGTCCAAATCAGCCAAATTGCCAACGCAATTTCGCCGGGAAAGTTGATCACGAATGTTGCGTTTAATTCAAGTAATTACTTGGTGTTTTACTACAGCGATGGCACAACATCATCTGCTGGCCCAATTCCTGGCTATATTGCTGCAACTGTAAACGGTGCAGGCCACTTAATTCTAACCAATTCAACTGGCGCTATGACAGATGCCGGTTATGTGATTGGACCACAAGGGCCTAAAGGCGACACCGGCGCTACTGGTGCTGCAGCAACGCTAACAGCTGGAACAGCAACCACACTGCCTTACGGCGCAACACCCACCGTGACGAATGTGGGTACAACATCCAACGCAATTTTTAATTTTGGTATTCCACAAGGTGCGCCTGGTGGGGATGTGACGTTGCAAGATGATACAACCACAAACGCAACGCGGTATCCTGTGTTTGTAAGCGCTACAAGCGGCAATGTGACAACCGAGTACACCTCGTCTACTAAATTGCAATATAACCCATCAACAGGCGGATTTTCTAGCCCAATTTTAACGGCTACTACCGGCATCGGTGGCGGAGCTTTTTAAGGAATAAAAATGGCACAATTTGGCTATACACCCATCCTGTTATACGCATCAAGTACTTCTGGAAATTCGCCAGTTGCTTCTAGTCTGACCAACAGCTCAAGCGGTTCTGAGTTGGCCATCAATATCACTGATGGTAAGCTTTTTTACAAAGACAATACAAACACCATTCAAGTGCTGGCCTCAAAGGGGGCTGCAGCAGGCACATTTAGTAACGTCACGATTACTGGTGGTTCAATCAACGGGACCACAATAGGGGCTTCAACGGCCTCTACGGGCGCTTTTACAACGCTGAGTACCACAGGCCTTGCCACACTGAATAGCTTGGCATTGGGCCTCACAGGCTATTTGTACGGTAATGGCGCGGGTGCAACCACAGCAAGCACCACAATCCCAACAACATCGCTATCTGGTACTATTACCAACGCTCAGTTGGCAAACAGTTCGGTGACGATTGGTTCAACAGCAATTTCGTTGGGTACTACGGCTTCAACGCTTGCTGGATTGACCAGCGTGACGGTGACGCAAGACCCCGTATCGGCACTACAACTGGCCACTAAACAGTACGTTGATTCGGTGGCTCAAGGGTTGAATACCAAAGCGCCGGTATTGGTTGCTACGACAGCCAACATCACGCTGTCTGGTGAGCAGACAATTGACGGTATTACAACATCGTCCAGCCGTGTGCTGGTTAAAAATCAATCAACTGCAGCAAATAACGGTATTTATGTGTCTTCTTCGGGCGCATGGACCCGCTCTAGTGATGCCAACACATGGAACCAATTGGTTTCTGCTTATGTGTGGGTTGAAGAAGGTACTTTGCAGGGCGATACGGGTTGGGTTTGTACGGTTGACCCAGGCGGCACACTAGGTGTTACTGCGGTTACTTGGGTGCAGTTTGCTGGCGCTGGTTCGTATACTGCCGGTACTGGACTGACGCTCACTGGCACACAGTTTAGCATTACGAACACAGCTGTAACTGCGGGTTCTTACACGATTGGCAACTTCACGGTCAATGCTCAGGGGCAATTGACTGCAGCGTCCAGCTCATCAACCACGGGTTCTGGTAGTGTGGTGTTGGCCACATCGCCAACACTGGTAACGCCCAATTTGGGCACACCTAGCACGTTGGTTGGTACAAACATTACTGGCACGGCATCGGGCTTGAGTATTGGTGGTAATGCTGCAACGGCTACCACAGCGACAAATGCCACCAATGTGGCGACCTCAACGGGTAGTGCGACAACCAACTATCTTGCCTTTGTGACGGCCACATCGGGCAACAATGGCATTACGGTCAACTCTGGATTGACTTATAACGGAACATCAAACGCGATTACCGGCGGCATCAACGGCGGAACTTTCTAAGGAAGAAACATGGCACAAACTGGATACACGCCCATTATTTTGTTTAAGTCTGGCACGGCCAGCAACGTTCCTACTACTAGCAACTTGGCTGTGGGTGAGTTGGCTATAAATTACGCCGATGGAAAACTTTACTACAACACCGGTTCAGCGATCAAGGTGTTGGCTGGGTCGGGTGGTGCTGGCGTTGTTGCAGGCTCGAACACACAAGTTCAGTACAACAACAGCGGTGCATTTGGTGCTTCTGCCAACCTGACTTATGACGGGACATCCTTTTCCGTTATTGGTCGTTTGTATAACGGCTCTGCTAGTACGTTTGGTTCAAGCACATGGGCGATGAGCCTTGGTAACGGAGGCGTTTCGGCAAACTATTTCAAAGCCGATTCTACTTATTGGCAAAATAGTTCTGGTACGCAAACAATGCAGTTGTCGGGTGGTACGTTGACCCTTGCCAATGACGCCTCTATTAACAGCTTGACGGTTGGTTTGGGTAATAGCGCCATTTCAAGCAATACGGCTTTTGGTAATTCGGCTTTATCGGCAAATACAACTGGCTCTGCAAGCGTAGCGGTTGGCTATCAATCACTAAAAGCGCAGACAAGTGGATATAACAACAATGCGCTAGGTTTCCAAGCGTTGTTTAACAACACAACTGGCGCATCAAATAATGCTTTTGGTCAAGGTGCTTTAAAGGCAACAACTACTGGTTCTAACAACTCAGCATTTGGTGATAGCGCACTTCAAGCCAATACCACAGCTAATAACAACACGGCTGTGGGCTATCAAGCCGCGTACAGCAACCAAACAGGTTCAGCCGTTGTAGCCATTGGTAATTCTGCTTCTTATAGCAACACAAGTGGCGGCACTACCGTAGCAGTCGGTAACAGCGCACTTTACACTAACTCCACTTCCACAAATCTTGTTGGGGTTGGTTATCGCGCCTTATACAACATCACCACGGCTAATAGCGTTGCAATTGGCGCTAATGCGGGCTATGCAACCACTGGTGTGGGTGGTGGTATTTTGGCAATTGGTACTAATGCATTAACCGCAAACACAACCGGTAATAGTAATACTGCGGTTGGAACACAATACAACACTTCTGCGGCATTAGCGGCAAACACAACGGGCAGCTACAACATTGCTGTAGGTGAGGGGTCTTTATCATCCAACACCACAGCCTCACAAAATACCGCTGTAGGGTATCAGGCGGGATATAGCAACACCACAAATGGAAGTAATACGTTTTTTGGTTATCAAGCTGGGTTATTAAGTACGGGGTACAGAAATACTTTTATTGGCATGGGGAACCTTGGTGGCTCAGGTTCTGCTGTAACAAGTGGGTATAGCAATGTTATTTTAGGCGGTTACACCGGCAACCAAGGTGGCCTAGACATCCGCACAGCAAGCAACTACATTGTTCTGTCTGATGGGGATGGGAATCCACGTTTGCTTTGTGATGCAAGTGGGGACGTTATTATACCCGGCGGTGGAACAACAATCTCACAGGCTGGCACTTTTACGATTTATGGAACAATCGCAAATCAAAATGTATTAAACGTAATATCCACAAATACAAGCGCTTCACAATACATTCTTAATTTGCAAAGCAATGCAACAATTGCAAACACGGCAGCTTTGATTCGAGGATATTCAAATACTTCTACAAACGTTTTCTTTGTTGCGGGCAATGGTAACGTCACTAACACCAATAATAGCTATGGCGCTATTTCTGACGTCAAACTGAAAGAAAACATAGTTGACGCAACACCAAAATTGGCTGACTTGATGAAAGTACAAATTCGTCAATACAATTTAAAAGCTGAACAAACTCATAAACAAATTGGTGTTATTGCACAAGAAATTGAGCAAGTATTCCCTGCTATGGTGGAGGAAACTCCTGACCGTGATGAAAAAGGCAATGACCTTGGCACAACAACCAAGTCGGTGAAATACAGCGTATTTGTTCCTATGCTGGTCAAAGCAATGCAAGAGCAACAAGCCCTAATTGAATCGTTAACAACCCGCTTGGCAGCACTAGAAGCCAAATAACCTAAAGGAAATTTCATGTCAACCTCATATACTTGGTCAATCACCTCCATGCAACAATGGCCTAGCGGCACAAACGCTGGCTACGTTGTGAACGTCAACTGGCTGCTTACTGGAACTGATGGCACTCACACTGCTGATATCGGTGACAACACCCAGTACCCCGTTACTGACGCACAAGCTGGTTTTACACCTTACGCACAATTGCAACCTCAACAAGTCATTGGCTGGGTGCAAGAGTCTCTGGGCGAACAAGGTATCGCCAACTATGAGGCGAATGTGCAGGGTCAATTGAACAGCTTGGCTAACCCCCCTGTCAGCCCCGTGACTGAACCTTTACCCTGGGCCACTCCTGCTGCATAATATAGTGGGAAGCCACCACCCCATTTTGGTGGCGCAATATAGGATGAAACTATGATTAGTTTAGAACATACCATTGAAGAAGTTAACTTGATTATTGCGGCTTTGCGCGAATTGCCACACAAGCTAGTTCACGAGCTTTTAGGCAAGATCGAAAAGCAAGCTGTTCCCCAAGTTCAAGCCGCCCAACAGGCCGCAGAACCTGCCCCACCTGCAGCGGAGTAATATGGCTACCGCTCTTAAAGAAATTGAACAAAAAGTCGAAGAATTGCAAGCTGAAATTGCAGCTGAAGTGGCGTCGCAAGAAGTTGCTCCGGTTGTGGTGCAAGCTCCCAAAGGGACTATCAGCCCGATTGTTCAATTGGCCATTGACCAAGCTGCAGAACGTCTAAAACGCGAAACTGGAAAATAAGCAAAATGGATATCCAATCCCTCATAAATACAATTATCCCCATTATTTGTGTGGGGTTGGGCTGGTTTTGCCAACAAATCTGGAACGAAGTGCAGGAAATTAAGAAGGAACATGGCCACTTCCGGGCTGATATTCCTTCTAAATACCTGCGCCGAGACGAGTTCTTTGATCGGTGGGATGAGATTATTACTCTTCTCCACCGCATCGAAGACAAGCTTGATAGCAAAGTAGATAAAAAATGACTTGGAAATTTCTAAAAGATATTTTGACTGAAGACGACAACGAGACGTATTGTATTGCTCGATTTGCCGTACTGGTGGGTATCTTTGGATACCTGGTAGTAAGTTTAATTCAGGTGGCCCATAATGGGGTAATTAACCTGTCTGATATGGGTATTGGCCTTGGAACATTACTTGGCGGCGGTGGTGTGTTGGTTGGCGGAAAGGCGGCAACAGAACATGATGCTATTAAACCTACTCAACAGCCTTAAAATTTATATTGTCATTGCGCTAGTCAGTATTCTGATTGGCGCATATGGCGCTTACCGATTAACTTCTAACTATTATATATCAGAAATTCAGGGTGCTAGTTTAAAAGCGCAGAAGGAAAAAGATGATATTCAGCAACGTGGTGACCAAATGGTCACAACTTATGTCCAACAAATTGAGCAAATTTCGACTGAACGAAACCAACTGCAAAAGCAGGTTTCGGCTGCTGTGGGCGCTAATAATTGCCGTGTTACTAATGGCTTTGTGCGCTTGTACAACACCAGCGCCAGTGATGTGCCCCCAACCCCCAGCAGCATTGATGTTGCCTCCTCCGCCACTGACACCGTTACCAGCCAAGTAAGTGAGACGGACGTTTTGAGTATTGCCATTGAAAACAATCTCAAATACGAACAAGTGTCTAAGCAACTCATTGACTTGCAAAACTTTCTAAGACAACGTGATTCAGCAATCAACCCTTGATACGATTATTGGGTTCGAGGGGTTTAGGACCCGAGCCTATAAGGATACCAAGGGGCTTTGGACGATTGGTGTTGGGCATTTGATTAAACCCAATGAGCAGCATCTTATTACGACAGAGCTTACAAAGATAGGTGTTGACAGTCTATTGCGCCAAGACTTGGCAGAATGCCAACGCTGCATCGATAAAATGGTCCGAGCGCCCATTAATCAAAACCAGTTTGATGCGCTGTGTAGTTTGTGTTTTAATATTGGCACAGAGCATTTTACAGAATCTTCGGTATTGCGGCATCTTAACCAGCTGAATTATGCCCAAGCTGCTAATGATTTCCTGCTTTGGAACAAACCACCAGAATTAATAGAGCGCAGAAAAAAGGAAAAAGCGCTGTTTGAAAGGGCCTGAAAAGGTCCTTTTTTGCATTAGTAGTTATAGGGAATCTGATCAGTTCCCCGTCAATAATAAACACTCTAGAGGACAAAAACATGGACGGCTTCAAAACACTCCCCAAAATGAAATCCGGTGGCAGCACCACTAAGGCGGCAGAAAAGTACTGCGGCGGTGGCATGACCAAGAAAAAAGCCGGTGGTGAAGTGGAGAAGAAAGACATGGCCCAAGACAAGGCCATGATCAAAAAAGCATTCAAACAGCACGACAAGGCTGAACACGACAAAGAAGATGCCAGCGAGATTAAGCTGCGTAAAGGTGGTCGTGCTAAGAAAGAAACCGGCACTGTTAAAAAATTCAAAAAAGATGGCGGCGCTGTATATGGCGAAAAGAAAACCGCTGCTGATCTTAAAGACATTGAACAAGCCAAAAACTTCAAGCCCAAAAAGCTGAAAGAAGGCGGTTCAAGCGACGTTGTAAAAGAAAAGAAAAAGCCCTCTGGCGATGCAGTCGCTATGGTCAAGGTGAAACCCACCGGCAACAAAAAAGCCGAAGCCGAATCTAAAGGCACTAAGCGTCCTGCTCTGCGCGGTAGCGATGTGGAAAAAGAAAAAAGCAAGCCAGCTGGCGATAAAGTCGGTATGGCCAAAGTGAAACCCACTGGCGACAAAAAGGCTGCTGCTCCTTCTAAGGGTGAAAAGCGTCCTGCCATGAAGGGTAGCGATGTGAAGAAGTTTGCTGGCGGTGGTGATACCGGTACCGACCAAAATGTTGGCGGCGACGGTATTTTTTCTCACCCCGACTATTCGGAATTCACTCCTAAAGGTGAGGGTGTTGAAACCCATCCCGTTTCTTCAAGCGACACTGACCTTACTGGCAGTCCTTTGTCTCGCCCCGCTGCAGCACCTTCGGCTGCTTCTAAAAAGGCTCCTATTGTCACTGCAAAACAATTGAAGGACTCTGGCTTTGACAACTTGCGTGATTATTTGAATGCCCAACGTGGTTTGACCCGCCGTGGTGGTCCTGCTGCTCCTATGGGCGCTGGTGCTGGTCGTGGTGGTCAAGGCGGCCCTTCTGCCGATGACATGGCTTCTATGCACCCTGCAGACATTGGTTTTTATCAAAATGATGCTTCTGACTATGGCGACAATGACCAGCATCCCAGCTTGGCCGCTGCTCAACACGCTCAAGCTGCTCGGGGCACTTTGGCTCCGTTCCAAGCAAGCGATGCAGATCCTTATATCCAAGGTGTGGGTGGCCCTGCTGGTGAATTTGGTTCCATCTTGAAGGGCTTGCATGGTTTGGCAGCTCGTTTGGCTGGCCGTGGTGGCGCCGCTTTGTCCGAGTATGCAATGCCTGCTTTGGAACGCAGTGGCGCTCCTCAATTGGCCAACAACGCTACTCGTATGTTGAATGGTCCTTCTAAAGCCGAATTGATGGCTGCTCAACGTGCTACTCGTTCTGCTGGCCGTAATGCCGATATGTTGAGTGAAAATGCTGCTCGTTCTGGCGTTACCCCTGGCACCCCCGCTGCCCAAGCTATGGCCGAACAAATGCGCCGTTTGCCTGCTCCTGACCGTTCTGCTGTGATGAACAAGAACGCTTGGGCTGCTGGTCCCGGTGCTGGCATGGGTCTGAAAAATGGCGGCGTGGCCCGCTTTGACATTGGCGGCTCTACTGGTCCTTTGGCAACTCCCCAAGCTGTGGGTGACCCAGCTGGTCAAGCTGGCAATCCGTTTGTTAAAAAACGCCCCATGATGCCACAACCCCAACCCCAAGCTGCCCCACAACCAGCTCCTCAGCCACAAGCTCAACCACAGCAAGCGCCCCAAATGCCCCAACAGCAAGCGCCCCAAATGCCCCAACAGCAACCTCAAATGGCGACTCCCCAAGCTGTGAATGATCCTACTGGCACTGGCGGTGCAAGCCAACAACAGTTGTTGAACAATCTGTTGCGCCAACGTGCTATGCAACAAGGCCAATAAGATGCCTTACGTTAGCAAAGCCCAACAAGGTGCTATGTATGCCGCTGCTGAAGGCAAAAGCAACATTGGCATTCCTAAAAAAGTAGGCAAGGAGTTTGTCAAGGCTGGTCCTAAAAAGGCCAACTTGCCAAGCCGAGTAACCAACAAGCCTACTCGAACATCTGGTCGAGGACGGTAATTCGTGGCTTATTCCAACACTACAAACCAAACCAAAATCACGGTAGGGCAACTCATTGAGTATGCCTTCCGTGCTGCAGGTAAAACTGCGGAAGAACAAACACCTGAATATATCAACGCAGCCAAACAGGCTCTGTACTATATTCTGATGAATTTGTCCAACCGTGGTGTTAATCTTTGGATGTTAAAGAACCAATTGATTGGTTTGATCCAAGACCAAAAGATTGTAGAGTTGGATGCCAGCACGATTGATGTTCGTGAGGCCAACTGGTCTTACAATATCTATCCTCAAATCAGTGAGGCATTGCCGGTTGACAATCCCAACTCACCGGCACTGTTTACTCAAAATTTGAATAACCATGCCACATCGACTGTTGGCGAAAACTGGTTTGGCGCACAGTACCAAACTGCACAGAGCATTGTAAACGTTGGGTTCAATGCCTATGCACCAGGCGGCTCGGCCACTTACAACTTTGTGTTGGAAGCCAGCGCAGACGGTATTACATGGACCACGCTTGAAACTTTCCCCTCTACCACACTGGCAGACGGAACATGGGCCTATTACCCCATTAACACCACTCAGGCGCATTTAAATTACCGCTTGAGGGAGACAGTAGCCCCAACGTTTTCTTTGCGTCAAATCACGTTATCTTACGTTCAGCAAGTCATTCCCTTGGCACGACTGAACCGTGACGATTACTGGAACTTGCCAAACAAAGATTTTCCCAGCGCTCGTTCGTTGCAGTACTGGTTTGATCGCCAGATTACACCTCAAATGTGGTTGTGGCCAATCCCCAATAACGACTTCCAAATGTTGCAGTTGGTGATTGAAAGCCAGATCATGGATGTGGGTTCGATGACCAACCAATTGGAACTTCCCAATCGTTGGATCCCTGCTGTTCAAGCATGGTTGAGCCATGAAATGTCTTTGCAATTGCCCAATGTGGATCTGGCCCGAATCACATATTTGGAAGGCCAGTATATGAAATGGTTGCAACAAGCTGAAGACGAAGAGCGCGATAAGAGCCCAATCTATTTCCAACCCGTGATAAAATATTATACATCCTGATAATATTGTTAAACATATGGATACCGCTTCTGTTTACTGGATACGCCATAAAGACCACACAGACATGTTTAGTGAGGGGTATATTGGGGTGTCTAGTAATACTGAAAACCGTTTTAAAAGACATAGTAAGTACTCAGACAATCCGCATCTAAAAGCAGCAATAGAAAAATACGGCTGGAAAAATTTAATAAAGCAAATTTTATTAATTAGTTATTCGAATTATTGCTACGCTGTAGAAAATAAATTACGGCCTATAAGACAAATTGGTTGGAATATTGCAGAAGGGGGAGCAAAACCCCCGGTTACGCAACCTCGCGGAGATGACTATGTAAGTCCTCTAAAAGGCAAATCCAAGGATACTCCTTGGATGTTTGGCCGCAAACCTTGGAACGAGGGTAAAGTAGGATATTGGTCCGAAGAACAAAAAGCTAAATTTATTGCGGGAGTTTCTAAACCGCATACTGAAGAACACATTAAAAAACGGCAAATAACAAGAGAAGCCACTCGTATTGCAAAAAGGCAAATAAAAGCTGTCCAAGTAAACAATACAAAATATAAAAGCGCAAAAGAAGCTTCAATTATCTTAAATATTCCGGAAGCAACAATTAAATACTGGTGCTACGGCAAAGGGAAACCCGGAAAAAAATATGATTATATTACAGAATGTAGGTGGGCTTAAATGAGCGTTGTGATGACTTTTGATTCGCTTGTAGCAAACATTATCGATTACAGCGAACGGGACGATGCTGATTTTGTTGCAGCAATCCCTAACTTGATTGCGCTGGCAGAATCGTCGATTGCTGCCGAACTGAAGACTTATCTGCAACTGACTGTTGTAGAAACCGCCCTCGCCACCAATCAAGCCATTCTCAATAAGCCAGCTCGGTGGCGTAAGACGGTCAGCATGAAGGTGAATGGCGAGCCCATTACGCTGCGTAGCCAAGACTATGTGGCGATGTACCAAGCCGAATCTTCAAATGGTAAGCCCCAGTTCTATGCTGAGTATGATTACTCAAACTGGAACTTTGCCCCTATTCCGGACACTTCGTATCCTGTAGAAATTATTTACTACAGCGAGATACAACCCTTGGATTCGGAAAATCAACAAAACTTGTTTACTGCCGTAGCACCCCAAGCCATGTTATATGGCACATTATTGCAAGCTCAAGGCTTTTTGAAAGCACTGGATAAATTACCAGTGTGGAAACAGTATTATACCGATGCACTTGCCGCACTGAAGAAAGAAGACAATACTCGTCGTGTGGACCGGAACACTTCTGTACAGGAACCCTAATCTATGACAACCCCAACCTATGTTTCCCCTTTTACTGGAACGGTTGTTACCCCGACAGACGTTTCCTTTTCTACACTATCATTTTCTGGCGATACCCAACTGTATTGGCCCGCTGTTGTTAATGCTGTAGAAGCACCAGCCAGCCGAATTATCAACGCAACTGCAACAGCAACCAACAAAACAATTTTGTTGCCTGATGCCACTCAAGGCACGTTGGGCGCAGACATTTTAATCTGCAACGTCGGTTCTTACGCTTTCTTTGTTACCAATGCAGCTTCGGGCCAATCGGTTTCTATTGCGCCTGGTATTAGCCTTTACTTCTACTTGACCAACAATTCTACGGTTGGTGGCATTTGGAATAACGTAACATTTGGTGCCGGTACATCATCGGCCAGCGCAGCGGCCTTGCAAGGTGCTGGTCTTACTACCTTGGCTGGCCAGCTTGCAACAACTCAAAACATTGTTGATGTTACTTCATCACCAACAATCAATGATGCCAGTCGTGCAGCAACTTTTGTGTGGGGCGGCGGTGCAGGCACATTTACCTTGCCTTTGCCAACCAGCATCACAACGGGCTGGTACATTGGTTTCCGTAATTCTGGAACCGGCGCTTTAAGTCTTACAGCTCAGTCACCCGCCACTATCAATGGTGTAAGTGCTGTGGTTGCCAACCCCGGCGATTCTGGTTTTATCTTTTATGATGTAAGTACACTGTCTTTTATTACAGTGGGTTTAGCGTCTACCGCCAATGTAACTTTTACTTCAGGCACTTATGACGTTGACTCGATTTCGGGCAACTCTTTTAGTCTTCAAGCATCGGCTCCCATCATTCAAACGTATGTGGCTCAGTCTGGCACTCGGACAACAAGCCTGACTGTTACGTTGCCAGCTATTACTCAATTCTACATTCTGTCTAACAACACAGGACAGTCTGGGTACAATATCATATTCCAATTAGCAGGAAGCAGTGGCGCAACCATTACGTTGACTACTGGCAGTATTGTGACCGTGTTGAGCAATGGTACTAATTTGTACATTTTGAACGCCAGCAGTTCCAGTAACTACAGAGCTTCAAATGGTACTGCAGCGTTGCCTGCGTATTCTTTTAATGCGGACACACACTCTGGTATGTATTTGGACGGTACAAGTATTTTAGGCCTTTCTGCAAATTCAACTGAAATTATTCGTATAGATAATTCTAATACCGCACAACCTTTGGTTACGGTAGCGGCCCAGTTGAATGCTCAATTGATCACTGGCGGTTCATTCTAATGCCAGATTTAAATAACCAAGAACAATTTAATTCCGTTTATACTTTGGCTATTCAGCCAGGTATAAAGCGGGACGGCACTGTTTTTGAAACGGAAGAGTTCACTGACGGTGTTTGGTGCAGGTTCCAACGTGGCGTTGCCAAAAAAATGGGCGGCTATCGGGAAACCTTTAGTAGTTTTACTGGCGTGTATCGTGGCATGTTTGCCCAGCCTTATAACGGCGTTAACTATGTTTTTGCTGGTAACGCAAATGGCTTAGATGTTTTTGGTACGGGCTCTTCTTATGGGTCCGGCGCTGGTCCTTTTACTGGCACAATGTTGAACGGCACAGTTTCGGCAACAATTACAACTAATACTACCACAACGATTACTGTTACGGGCAATGCTGTAAGTGCGTTTCCAAACGGCACTCAAATTATTTTTAGTCAGTCTGGAACGCCCACAGTATACACTGTTTCTGGAACCCCGACGTATACATCACCAAGCACCGTAATAACTTTTACGCCAGCTTTGGGTTCTGGTGTTACAGTAACAGAGGTATGGAAAAAAGGCACTGTATTTTCTTCTGATACCAGAAACGATTGGCAGTTTGATGCGATTTTTAGTCCGCTTGGCGGCAATCTTCAATTACTGGCCCACCCGGGGCTTAACCTAAATAGCATTGACAATGCTGTAAAGTCCCAAGTTTTAGTGGGCAATGTTGTTCCCAGTGCGGGGGATAGTTGGTCTTTTAGCGGCTTATCTGATAGCGCTGGTCCCAACCCTACGTTCCAACCAATTTCGGTTGATGGTGGTGTTTGTGTTCTTTACCCTTTTATTTTTGTTTATGGGTCGAATGGTTTTATTGCTAATAATAATGTCAGTACTACTTACGACCTTCAGAACTTCTACGATTGGAACGGCCCCCTTGCCAACCAAACCAACGTTGCAAGCTCCAAAATAGTTAAAGGTATGCCCATGAGGGGCGGTACCAATTCGCCCTCTGGTTTGTTTTGGGCCACCGATAGTTTGATTCGTGTATCGTTCAATGCTGCAGCAGCACCCAACTATTGGTCTTACGATATTATCAGTAGCCAAATTTCTATCATGTCGTCTAACGCCGTGGCTGAAATGGACGGTGTTTATTTCTGGATGGGCGTTGACCGATTTTACTTGTACAATGGTAATGTGCAAGTTTTACCAAACGATAAAAACGTCAACTATCTTTTTGACAATATCAACTATCAACAACGTCAAAAAGTTTGGGCTACCAAAGTTCCTCGCTTCAATGAGATCTGGTTCTTTTACCCCCGTGGTAATGTAACAGAATGCAACGACGCAATTATTTATAATGTCAAAGATAAGTTATGGTACGACGCCGGTATGGCAGTTGGTTCACAACGCTCTTGTGGTTATACAACAGAAGTGTTTCCGACCCCAATTTGGGCGGATTGGAATTATGCTCCCGTATTTAGTTCGCCTAAATACACGATTGCTACACCAACAGGGCAACCAGCTGCGGGAACAAATCAATTTTATGTTGCTGGTGACTTGACGCCTGAGTTTAGTCCTGGCAGCTACATTTCTTTGGGTAAAACAAACATTGACCCAACCTATTTGATTACTGCCAGTAAAAACGTATACAATACAACAATCGGCGCACCTGGCGTCACGTTGGTAACGGTGTCCCAAGATTTTCCAGTTACGGTTGCCACGGGTTCTCCTGTGTATTTGGCAACTGGTGGCTACCGTATTTGGCAACATGAGTTTGGTCAAAATGCCGTGTCGTTTACCGGTGAGCAGGCTGTATACTCCAGCATTACAACCAGCGACATTGGCTGGCTTACTGGAACACCAAGCGGTCAGGCTTTGCAAGGGGCCAATCGTCGTATGCACTTGCGTCGGTTTGAGCCAAACTTCTTGCAAACCGGCACTATGACAATGACCATTCTTGGCCGCAAGTTTGCCGGTGGTACTGACATGGAAGAATCTGGCCCATATTATTTTGATCAAAACACTGGTAAGATCGATCTTCGTGTAGAATATCGTTTGATTAGGTTAAAATTTGAATCTAATGAACTTGATGGAAACTTTGAGATGGGTCGTAATATTATAACTTGTGAGTATGGCGATGAGCGCCCCTAAGACACAACCAGTTTTCCCCTTTCTTCCTGACTACATGAGTTGGGAAGATTGGAATGGCAACTTTGTCATTTACTATGGCCAAGAGACATTGCCTGTTGAGTCCGAAGAAAATTGGCAAAGTGCTGCTGCTCAAATTATGTCTTTGCAAACTTTTTCTGTCTACCCAGTTGCTGACCCGCAGACCTTTGACAACTGGCAAGACTGGGCTCGTGCCTTGACTTCTGCTATCAACGGTAAGAGCCATTAATAGGGCCAAAATGCACAATTTTGTGCATTAGTAGATAAAGAATATAAAAGGTAGCGCAGTGACACAATTAACTACACAAGCTATTGTTGAACAATATTGCAAATCCAAAAATTTGGATTGGAAAAAAGTGTACGCTGCGCTACAACAAGTTAGCGATCAAAATACGCACCGGATTATGAGAAGCGGAAATACTTTGTTTCTTATTGCGCTTGGTGCTCCTCATGAAGCGGAAGTTTTTGTACTTAACGCAGACCCATACAAAAAATTGCATAAAAACCTAGAAGAATTTTGCAGAGCAATGGAAAAATCTGGGTTTAAAAAAGTGTGGGCGGAAACAGAAGATACCAATTTATTGGAAGCCGTTAAACAACTTGGATACCCAATGACTATTGAAAAAATTGGGGTCGGTGAAAACGGGCATTCTCTATATAAAGGCACTGTGAATGTCTAACGTTGTTAAAGGCATTGGAAATGTAATTAACGGAATTGGCAACGCTGTAACCAGCGTTGTTAATGGCGTTGTTAATACAGTTGAAAATGTTATTAAGCACCCGCTACCAACGCTTGAAAACATAGCTTTAATAGAGCTGGGTGTTCCTCCAATTATTTCTAGTGCTGTTGTGTCTGCTGCAAATGGCGGCAGCATTCAACAAATTGCTATCAGTGCAGCCACAGCCTATGCTGGTGGACAAATTGGACAAGCTGTAGGCAACCTAACTACAGATGCAAATTTTGTTGGCCCACCAACACCAGTTGATCAATTAGTCACTCAAGTTGTTACTAGCGCTTCTGGTTCTGCTGCGGTTGCAGCGTTGCAAGGCAAAAGCCTTTCTCAAGTTTTAAATGCCGCTGTAGCATCTTCGGCGGGAACTTTAGTTCAACAAGAACTGGTACAACAAGGCATCCCCCCAAAAAGCATTACATCTAGTGTTTTAACTTCGGCTACAAATGCGGCCACTAAAGCACTATTGAATGGTCAAGATGTTGGTACAGCCATTTCGCAATCTGCCACAATGGCAGCAATTTCTAGTAGTATTTCTGCTGGTGTAAATCAACTTAAAAGTAATAATGATACGCTAAATAGCTTGCAAACCCAAGCTGGTAACGTAATTTCTCAAGCAAAAGACTATTTTAACAATACATTAAATCCGTTGCAACAGCAAGCTGTACAACAGTTTTCTGATGCTCAAACAGCCAATGCTAATTTTCAAAATTTGTATGATCAATACAATAATGAGTATACACAATATCAATCTGCTGTAAACGGGTATAATAATTATTCCCAGTATCTTACCGACTATACTAACCAAAATGGGTATACATCCAACCAGTATTATGACTCAGACGCCGGTAGAATGTGGACTGATTGGTATGATGCAAATGGCCAATATATCACAACCACAAGTGATTCAACGCCTCCGGGGGCACAGTCTCCTCAACAATTAGCAACTGTAGCTAATGCTTTAGCAGAGCAAATAAATAGTTCTGCGCCAGCGATGCAAGCTGCGGCAACAGCAGCACAAAATGCTGTTGATAAATATAACGCAACAAACTCACAAGTTAGTACAGCGCAAGGCACATATAAAAGTTATACTGATGCAGCTAACAGTGTTAATGCTCAAATTACAGCATTGAACGCACAACAAACTCAATTAGCGCAAACTATCGGCACTCAAGTTGACCAATATAATCAAGGTGTTACTACTGCCGCCAATCAAGAAGTTGCAGCAATTGCTGCAAAAGCAGCTGATGATGCAAAACAAGCATTGCAGCAAACTGCAACTACCGCCGGTTACAATAACATCAATGACTATACTAAAGGCCAAGATGCTGGGTTCAGCAGCGGTCAGCAGTATTATAATGCAACACAAAACGGTTTTAGTAACGCAACAGATTATAATAATGCCCAATCCCTTGGCATCAATACCCAATCTGCGTATTCTAATCTACAAGCTTTTGCTTCAAGTGGTGGATTTTCTAGTTTATCACAAGCCCAGACAGCTCAGAGCCAAGGTTTTAATGATATAAATAGTTTTAACACGGCACAAAGCCAAGGTTTTAAAGACGCACAAACATTTAATGCTGCACAATCTGAAGGTTTTAAAGACGCTTCAACATATAACACTGCAACAAATGAAGGTTTTACAAGTGCGGCTCAGTACCTTGCTGCTTCCAATGCTGGTTTTACGGATGCACGAGACTATAATACTGCCGAATCTTTGGGTATAAATTCGTATAGTGGACTAAAAGATTTGCAGGCTTTGCAAGCCGCCGGTGGATTTAACAGTTTGTCTGATGCCCAATCAGCACAAAAGTTGGGTTTAAAATCAGATCAACAGCTATCTGATTTTAATAGTTTGGTATCAAAAGGCGTAGATCCAGCGGCTGCAAAAACTACAGTTCAGAATTCATTCTCAGAAAGTGGAACAAGCGGCAATACTATTGGTAACGGAACGGATAATAAAGGTTCTAATATAGATAGTTGGGGTTATACTTACCAGCCAGGAACAAAATTTGCAAATGGTATGATATACCTCGGCAATGGGAATTGGCAGACTGCGGAAGGCTCTCAATACAAGATTGGCGCAGAGGCTTGGAATGATCCAAGCGTGCCTTCGTCTTGGCAAGCTTTGAATCCTTCAAATAGCACGGTTGTTGGGACTGGCATAACTTCAAGCTCTGGAATTGTTGGTATTAATTTTGCCACGCTTAATCCAACAGATCAACAAAGTATATCTAATGTTCTTGCTAATATGTCTGGAACATCTGGATCTGCTAGTACTGGCGGCGCAACCGATTTTGGCATTAGTTTAATTGGTACAACAGACGGTGGATCACCAATTTATAAAACAAATAGCGGTATGGCGTTTGTTTTAGCAACTGTTGATGGCCAAGTTCAACCGCAACAAATTGATTTGAATAAGGTGACTTGGGTTCAAAACCAACAACCGCAACCTATTTCTGTTCCGGCCCCCACACCCGCGCCTACACCCGCGCCCACACCCGCGCCTACACCGGCCCCTACACCCGCGCCTACACCGGCCCCAACACCTGCACCGGCTCCATCACCCTCTGCAAACAATATGGTCACTTCAACAGATTTATCGAATCTTTCGAAACAATTTACGGATCAGTTGTCGCAATCTGATGCAAATACTCAGGCAAAATTTGGCCAATTGTCTGCGGCACAACAGCAACAAGCACAGGACTTGGCGGCACAAGGTAAGTCTTTGTCTGATGCCGTTAACCAAGCAGCACAGCAGTCATCACAGCAATTGCAAAGTGGTTTAGCGAATCTTTCGAAACAATTTACGGATCAGTTGTCGCAATCTGATGCAAATACTCAGGCAAAATTTGGCCAATTGTCTGCGGCACAACAGCAACAAGCACAGGACTTGGCGGCACAAGGT